ACCTCTATCTATAAATACATCACTTTGTACTTCTGCTTCATCTATTACGTTTAATAAAACTTCATTTTTTGTTAAACCTGAACAAACAATCATATCAGATGTAATTCCTGACGATTCTACAATGAAAATTGTCGTACCATCAACATAATCATAGTAATCAATATCGTTAATTGTATAGGCAGTATACGTATTCCCCGAATCAGGTCCCCAATAAGTACCAATATTACCCGATGTTCCTGTTACAGGTACACCAAGTATAAATTTACCACCATATAAATCACTTTTTTTACCGTACACCTCCAATCCATTAACATTTGATGTTGTATAACCAGAAACAATTATAGGATTACTTGATGAGTCATAAATTTCTAAATCACAATTAGAATCACCACTAAAAATGTAATCATACATAATTGGTGTTCCTGACCAATTCCCACCGGCAGGTAAAAAGTAAGCGGTACCTTTAGGATTTGTTATCGTGGCAGCTGAATAAGGTACTGTTATATCTTTTTTAATTACATTATAACCCCATGGGCTCATACCTGACATACTAATAGTGTAATTACCACCCTGAACATAAGTATGACCATAATGATTGGGTGAGAAGTTATTAATCGTTTGGGTTATCCCATCCCCCCAATCTACCTTATAATCGGAAAATTTTAAATACCCCAAAGATTGGTCATCTGATGTATTATAAAAATAATATTCATAGGGGTTCAATGTTGTTGATGAAAATAAAAAATTATTCATCACGTCTTTTTGTAATACCGCACCATCAAAGGTTGAATAATAACCTATATCAATACATGTTTCACTAATAAAAATAGGTATTGTTAAACCAGTTAATAAAGACGAACCATTAGTACCACCTGAAAGAATTTCAGTCATTGAAGAGTAAACATACGTTTGTCCTGTGTAATTTTTAGTTACGGCGCTTGTATATATATCACAACATATTTCCACGTCAAATTCTTCGTTATAAGAATTGCCTGTGTAATTAATCAAAAATATATCACCGTTTATAACTTCAGGTGATATTTTTATATTATATATTCTATCATCCATTATGGGTTAACATATTCATACCATTTTATGGGACTACCTGTCCCGATTCTATTACCTGAATAATCGTAAAGTTTATATGTTTTACTGTTATAATCTAAAACAACTTTATTGTAAAAAAAAACATCATTATCAAAATTAAATTTGTTAGGTAATGATGATTGTGGTGTTGTCATCATTCTAACATAAACACCTTGTTTAGCATCAAAAAATTTAACCGTCATATAAAACGTGTCTAAATCAACAAACGTTTTTGATTTTAACCAATAATAGAAAAACCCTTCTCTAACACCACCAGAACTTGGTGAGGGTAAATAATCTAACATATAACTAGGTTTATTAATTTTTACATTTTTAACATATGACGATAAATCAATAATACTATAATCACTTTTATTTGATGGTAGGATAACAGTAAAACTATTAACTTGTTTAACACCATCACTACTATCGTAAAAATCTAACTTAAAGAATGACTTCAAAAATGGTTTTGACCTAGCATATAACTCAGCGGTTGTAAACCCTTCTGATTCATAACTAACATTCCAATTATTAATAGTTGATGCCGTGACATTAGTTGGATTACCCGAATAAAAATAGAATTCATAATTTATTTTGGTCTCTTGAAATTGTCCATATGAATCATGGGCAAACCTTATTACCTCAAAATCATCAGGTACACCTGTTACAATTTCAATTACCTCATCTTGATACACATCAATACTATCATCCCTACCTAAGAAATCCCATTGCATTTCTATCGGTATTGTAATACTTTGATTAGTACCAGGCACTGTAAATCTATATTTATTATTCACAATTATCAGTTGTTGGTTCCGCCACTACGGTATCGTTTATATTACTATAATTACTACCCTCACCAATTAATCTAAAAATAATATCTCTGTAAGGGTAATGAGTCCCATTTAAAAATGGAAAATCAACACCATTATTATTTGTATCAACATAACCATATGGATACATATCTCTCCAAATAAATTTGTTTTGTGTGGTTGAAAAATAAGAATAGTCAGGTAATCCAACAATATTTTTAGAATCACCTTCCTCAATATAATCTGAGAACGCCTTTATTTCTAGTGAGTAATGTGGTTTATAATAATAACCTTTGGTACTATTCCCAAATACTGATGAAGGTTTAACCCCAATATTAAAATAATATGGATTGAGTTTAAATTTATGATACATATCCGAAATTACTCTTTCAATTTGTTCATAGTTATTCCACTCACAATAATCACCATCAATTGTGTCCCCACTACTTAGTGGTTCCACATAAGTAAATGGTCTATTCGGAATTCCCAATGGTGTCGTATAAGTCCCCAAAGGTAAATTAGTATCAGAATTAACATTTGTATTATCCCACCAAGAACTCGGTGTATTACCTGTCATAGTAGTCGGGGGTATATTAAATCCCCACCCTTGTTTTAAACCATAAAAACCACCAGGTTTACTAAGACCAAAAGTCCAACCCATATACCCTTTCCAAACCACAGTAAAAAATAATTCAGATATTGGTCTAAAATGGTTATCACGTAATGGTTTAATATCAATATCTTCGTTAAAACTTAAATTATAAACACTATTCCCTTGTTTTAAAGAAACCCTTGATTGTTTATTTGGGGTATATGTAGATTTTTCTAATCGTTTAACTTTGTTAAATATTTGTTGTTCAAATCCAGTTTTAGTTAGTACCGAATAATCTTCTTCAGTTAATATTTTATGTTTTCTAACATAATATTCGGACATAGTATCACCACTATTAGTAATATCAATAATACGTTTAAACGTACCAGTATTACCCGAATTAAATGTCGTACCAGTAAAACCAACATCATAAATACTAAAAATAAATTCATCACTACCAAAATATGGGTCACCCAATGAATAAACCTGAAAAGTGTCTTCCCCCAAATAATTAATATTTAATTTAACATATTCACCAACTGATAAACCATGTGTCATCGGACATCTAAATGAAACCACTGTTTGGTTTTGGTCTGTTGACCTATAAACAATAAATGGTAAACCATCTGACGCCGTCCAATTTAATGTATTATTAGAACGAATATCTAAAGCAGACATTGGTTGTGTTTTATTATTATCATACACATAACTCACGTACACCCCCCAATTATAAGTTGTTGCGCTTTTATTAACAAAGAAATTATGTATTTTATTTGACGAATCAGGAATAGTATAACCCGAAATATTATTATCAGGTCTCATAAAGTCAAATTCGTAAAATTGGGGAAATCCTGAATAACTATTAACCGGAGTATCGGAACAAAGATTACCAATTAGTTCATTAATATTGTCATAATATAAACTCGTTTGGAATGGATAATATTTAGTTGTTCCCGAATAAACATTATCAAATAATAATGAAATCTTACTTGTTGGTCTAAAAATAGTTGACGCTTGTCTTTCATCATCATACAATTGTTCTAATTGCACGGTTAATGTTCTATCAAACTCAATATTTTCTTTAGCAGTTTGTACTAAAGGAACTTGAAACAATAAATTAGTGTTGGGTGATGATTTATATCTTAAAGACCCTAAAACAACCCTATTTTCAATTCTACTTCCCATTATTCAATATTTTCAAAATCTAACCAAATTTCACCAAATTTATCAAAAGCACTTTTACCTTGTTTTAAACCAAAATAAAAATAAAATGGGTCACCAGTCAATATAGTATTTTTTTCCGGATTATTTCTATCCCAAGTATCTGATTTATATTTATAATTACCCGAACTATCAGTTATTGAATAAATATAACCTTTAAAATCTTTTGTTAAATTTGATTGATTCGTTCTATAATATCTAGAATCTTTTTTTAATCTATCCAATTCTTGATACCTATAACTGAAAAACACTTTATCGTTAATACCCTCAGTAAACCAGTCATTTTCATCACTACCAAAAATAGTACTAGGGTCACCTTCTATTATCTCCCATTGATAGAATGGTACTTCTTGTGATTTAACAGGTATATACGAATAACACCTGTCGTCAGTAATATTACCATTTTCAGAATACAAATTTCTTTTTGGTGATATAAAATCCCTATTTTGCGTACTTGAACTAAAAAACACCCCAATAGTACTGTCATCATTAGGATTACTAAAAATTGATTTGGTGTCATACACATCAGAATCAAAAGGTACAACACCAAACTGAGAATTTATTCCAACCATCTGAGCATAATCACCATCAATAAAGTTATTACTTCTACTAAAATAAGTATTAATATTTGCAGCAGATGCGTAATTCAAAAACCCTGAACTGGTTATCCTATTTAGGATAAATAAATTTAACAAATCGGAAACATCGTTAAAAGTTGTTGTCCCCATTTTATTAACCACATACCCACCATACGTATCGTTCATAGCAACTTCTTGTGTAAATACATCTCTAGGTCCTAAATCCATAATTGTGGTTGGGTAGTTCAACAAATTCTTATTACCCCCATAACTTTCAGGAATTTGGACTTCAAAATCACCAATTTTGATGGGTATTGTAATGGGTTGACCAACAAATTTATTATCGTCAGTATATGGTGTTGACCGATAATAAAAATTATTAGTGTTTTTATCTAAATAAATTATTTTATCAGCAAATAAATTGTAAGGTTCATTAGTATTATTATCAAACTTGCGAACGTTAGCGAAAGGAAATGCATATAAAGTACCATTAACCCAGTTATTTGAAAACACGTGTGAAAATACATTTTGACAAGCCGCAAAATTAATTAACATTCTAGTCCTCCATTCAGTAATTGATACCACATCTCTAAAAAGGGTTAAAAATGGTATTGACACTAATACATAACACCCCTTTTCCATAATAGGTTTATTAAATATCGTTTTACAATCATATAATTCATCACCGGTTTTAACTCCAAATTTATTAAGTCCTGTACTTGCATCATATATTGACGTATAACATCCTAACGGTAATAAATTACCACATTGGAGAGTACCTAAAACCCCATCAATTGGACCATCACCGTTTGTCGGTACACCAGATGACACATTAGCCTCTTCAGGTAAACCAGTGTCATCCAATAAAAATACCTCAAAACCAAGATTAGCGTGTAATGGTCTAAAACTGTTATAATCAGAATTTGGTCGGTAATTAAAAGTTGATAAGGGTAAACGGTCTGAACGCATAACTATGTAATTATTACTTAAACTCGTAGTTTTTTTAATTTCAAACGTATCCGTAATTTTAGGACATTCATATTCCGTCTTAACACATGTTTGACCGGCAGCATACCATAATTCACAATTACACTGACCATGCTTACCAATACCTACACGACTCATTCGTAAATAAGTACCACCCTCAATATTTTCACCAAGATAATAACAAGGTTTATTCACAACAGTATTTGGGTACGTAAATTCGGGAAAATATTGTTCACTACTATTATCTATAGTACCATTTAACCTAACCCATCTGTTAATATATTCATTCGTAGCACCATTTTTTGTAGGAAAAGAATTAGGGCTTTTGTAATTAGTTGTCCCATAATCTGATTCAACCTTACTACCATTAACATCAAAACCACCATTAGTTGGATAATCCTTATCTAGCCCTGAATAATATTGAGTTAACGTTGTTGTAAATCCGGACATCTGAGTACCTGGTAAAAAATGAAATGATTTATGATATAATCTACTATTTGAATACGTATCAATCGTATGATTATCCCCATCATGTTTAACATTCAATGGTTTACCCTGAATCGGAATATTTAATTTATATTGACCATTCACTTTCACATTTCCAAAAGTATTAAAACCGAACAATTTACTTAAATCATATTCACATGTTGTCCTACTAGAATGTGGGTCAACACCTCTAACTAAAAACACGACAAATTGTTTTTGATAATCGGTATATTCTTTCAACGGATTATATATACTTTTTCTCATTGTATTACAATCCAATGTAGAATCATCAGGTAATGGGAATGTCGGATTTATTCTACTAACTTTTAAGCTATACATATCATTATCAAGATAACGTGATTTTAATGAATTCTCTAAAGTAGTACCAACGGCTATTTGTTCATATTGACCATAAGTCATACCTGTAATGACTTGAAAGTATTCTACATCCATTGGGAATTTTTGATATAACCCATCTTCAGTATTTCCAGTTAAAAGGTACGTAGTAGTTTTATTACCACTAACCCCATCAGGATTCGCCCACTCAACATTTACCGTTGTTGTTGTCGCACTTTGTAATATTGAAGTTCCAGATATTGAATAAGTACCATAGTCATTAACCGTACTACCTGTGTAATTTATATCACTTGATTTAGTACTATCTTGAAATGTCACTAACTTACCACCACTAAAATTATTAGCGACCTGAGGGTCTATAAATAACGCAATAACATTATCTAAGTGATAATTTGTAGGGTTCAAATCGGTAGCAAACCTAACTTTAATTTGATTAACACCCCTACCTTCATCAGCACCAGCGTTAAATATATTATTCGGGATTGTATTATCAAAATATTTTGCTTTAACATTAAATAGATTAATACGTTCAGGTAATGGCAAATCCGTTGAGAATGTCCCCCAATATATTGTTTTAGGTGTTGCGTCGGGGTCATCTGGGTCATACATAATCTCCAAAAATTCATTCAATTGTGTTGTACCGTCTTCTTCACATGGACACGCCTTAGGTGAATATGGTTCTTGACCTGATGAAATCCCATTAACAGTTGTACTAACACCGGTACCAATTGGACCGTCAGGTGGAATTCCCTGACCACCAAATACACCACCAAGAGAATCACCACCAGCACCACCAACAGTTGTTCCACTATAAAAAGACCCAATATATAGAGGAGTTAATAACGCGGTTCCATTATTATTTACTGGTACATCATTAGGTGTACCTCCACCACCACTACTATTTGAATTTTGACTTCCTTCTAATGACGCCAAATCTTGAGAACCTAACGGGTCACACTCACAAAAATCACAATCAGGATATGTATAATTTGGTAGTTTGAAATTCTTAAAGTATTTTTTAACTTTCTGTAAAGCTAAAAATAAAACACCAATGGATAAAGACGATAAGACATATTTACCAGCCTTTAGTAGAAAAAATCTCATCATAAGCGTATTCGGAGGGTTAGACAGATATGCCGCAAGACCTATTTGTGCTTCTTTATATGCCAAATACATGAAAAAACCTGACAATAACAACATCAACGGACCCAAAATAATCGTAACAATAAAAGACAATACATGTAATAAATTCACTATGGTTAAGATAATCGGATACATCAAAAACAATAATATTCTAAATAACGTAAATAACGTATTATCTCTAAACTGACCATCATTAGACGGAAACTTATTGTTCTCGCCCTCACAATCGGTATTTAAAATATCTTTTATACCAATAAACCTACGATTATTCCGATTATTCCTAAATTGACTAATCAACTCAGATACCGTATACACCTTATTATATGAAAATTCGTAAAACTTATCCTCACAATTAATTGCATCCTCAATATGTTTTAAACCAGTAAGATAAAATGGGGAAGATGGTGTGGTTCCTGTATACCCATAATCATTCCAATTCAATGAAAATGCGTACGACGTATTCAAATCAATTAACGATTCTCCAGATTCCGGTTTTTTAGGACTACTTGACGAACCCCAACCATATTCACGAATGTTTGGTACTAAAAAATAACCACGTTTAACCTTATCTTCCATCGTAGGTGATTGATTCCATTTAATTTTAAATCTATATCTTGATTTAGTTGGAATACCTTTTGATGGGTCAGTAGATATAATTTGTTCACCAAACTCATTGGTTACCACATAACCCATATTCATTGGTAAATCTAAAACCCAAACACCATTTTCATCAATAACTTGCCCACCATTTTGTAAATCAAATGACTCTAATACAGGTCTACCTTTATCATCAAAATCAATTGTCTGTCTAATAGCCCTAATTTCACCAGGACCAACACTCATTGAGCACAATTCACCCAACTTTTTCTTAGGTTTATGATTAGCTTTAATCATCGCATCATCAATTGATGAAACCAAAGAACCCATAAAAACAGCTGTTGGTCTAATATCAATATTAACTTCTTTACTGATATCAAAATCAGTACGAGTGATACCTAAATTACATATTTCAGGTTGTCCCCATAATGGTTCAACCTCAACATTTCTATTAATAGATATAATTTGCGGTAACGAATCTAAATTATTTGATGACTTAAAAAGATTTTTATTAACCATATCTTCGGTCGCAACCCCCATTCTAATTAAATCATTAGGGGTTAATGAGAACTCACCAATATCCGACAAATCTAAATCAACAAATATTGTTTGTTGACCTGTCGGAACACCAAATAACATAAAGTCGCCACTATCGTTAGTAGTTGTGGTATATTTATAATACTTGTCATAAACCTCAATTAATGTGGGGTCAATAAGAACATCCTCTCTATCAAAGAAAGTACCTGTCGGTGTGTGATTACTATGAGATTTGGTATACGGTAATAGGTTATACCTATAACCATCAACATTTTGGTCTGTGGTTGTTTTATACGGATATAATTCTGAAATAATCGGATTTGTCGAATCCTCATCAGTTAATGGGATGAAAATAGAAACTTTCGCATTAGGTAGACCAAATCCATTATTAATACTAATTCTACCAATAACAACCCCATAATCGGAACATTGTCTCGTATAAATTTGTTCTTGTAATATTTTTAACGATAAAATCTCAATATACTCAAACTCTTGGTCTATTAATATTTTAATTGATTTATCTACTCCTGGGGTTGTTCTAATTCTGTAAGAATTTGACATAATAATCTTTTAACATAAATAGTTTATATACTATTTTTAAAAATAGATGATTATATTCAAAAATAAATTATCAACTGAAATTAACTGTGGATAGATTTTTAACTCTAACATTAATATCTTTGTTAGAATATCTAACTTGATAAGTTTGACTTGGTTCAGCGAATATTGTATCATCAATCAATTCTATCTCTTTAGTTTCACTATCAACATATCTTTGAGATGTTTGAGATGATGAGTATTGACCCCCAACTTTATTAAACACTTTAATATCCGATAACGATATAACCCCATTTTGACTTTGGATTTGTCTTCTAATTTCAGATAGATTCACATTCTGACCCATTTGTCTGTTGGTTGGGTCAAAATAAGTTGATACTAAAGTTATTATTTGTGAAATAACCGAACCTTGTGTTTGACTATTATCTAATACAACATCAATATTTATTCCTAAATCAATAACATTTGCTGATTCAATTGAGATATAATCATTTATCATTCTATAGTTAGAAAGATAGTTAGCGATATTACTCTTTAAGGTGTTTGAAACTATTTCAGTTAAAGTTCCCGATTCATCATAAGCTAAAATCTTTATTTTAATCTTATTATTTTCTTCAGTTATCGCAACTTTAGCTGGTGCTCCAAACTGTGATGGCATTGTTCTAATCAACGAGTCATAATCATTAACGGTTACCGCTCTTTTTTGTGCTGCAAAGTTAAATGAAACCAAATTTCTAATCTCCTCCATAGTTGGGAAATTAGCCCCACCAATTGCTGCTGTTACGTTAGTACAACCAAGTGAATTAACAACCGTAGTGTTAATTGACTGAGATGGACCATTAACAAAAAATGATACTGTACCAATTTGTGAAATAACGTTAACACCAACATTAGTTCCCGTACCACCACCAACTCTATATTGTACAAACAATGTAGAATTACCTTTTAGTGTACTACCTAACGCCAAGTTATTAGAATACTTGTATAAATCTAATTTAAAACCATTTCTAGCAAATTCTCTTAACTGTTCATCAGCCGATTGACTACCACCACCAAATGTCATTTTTAAGAAACCTTCAGGTGTGAATTCCGAAATAAACTTGTCACTAGTTGCTATATATTTCCCAACTTTAATACCAGGTTTATCGGACACCTTTGTTGGGTCTTCAATAAACACTCTGTCTTCAGCTAAAGCACTCACCTCATACCATCTATCATCTAACCCTAAAAATTCTTGTGCCGAAGGTATGTTAGTATATTGTGTACCATCTTTTAATAATACACTGGTTATACCTAAAACATTCTTATCAGGTAAAAACATTTCATAAAAAGGTTTAACATCATTAGCCGTTATAACTTTTTTAAACACCTTTGTAAGACCATTAACAACAGTTTCTCGTTTTACTATCGTGTAATTTAATAACTTATTGTTTGAATCAAAATTAGGAATCTTTTTTCTATTTGGGTATCCATCAGCATTTGTTGGTGAAGCAAAATCAATGTCATAAACCGTTTCAAAACTTTGACCCGCACCATTAACTTGTGAACCTCTTCTCAATATTCCACAATATCTCAAATCTTCTTTATCACCAAACGCAGGTACAGTTATTGATAAATCAACCAATGCAACTGATGGTCTTTGACCAGGTATTTTCAACCCATAAGTTCTTGCTATATTATATATTGAAGATGGTTGTTGTGCGTATTGTAATACAGTTTCCTGAATACTTCTATCAATATTAAATTGTAAGTTGTCCGTCACTGCAGCATTTAAATCCAATAATACGGAGAAAACCGACGCATCATTAAAATTGTCAATTAATTCAGGATAATACGTTTTAGTAAAGTTTACTAATTCAGTTCTTATTGATTGAAAATCTCTAGTTGTATAGGATATTTTTTTATTAGCCATAATTTTTTATATATTTATAATTACAAAGTCGCTCGGATTAAATGCGTCATTAGTTACGACATAATCAATCCTAACTTTAGCGGTATGTTCTTTTTCGGAAATTCCTGGTACTCTAAATACTCGTACATCCCCATCCACATAAGTACCTTTATCTTCCTCACCATCAGATGCGGGTTTGACACTTATACTTGTTATTTTAATATTTGGTAAATATTCATCAACAGAATCTCTAATTTCTGATTCTATTTCTGAAAATGTCGGACCATCAAGAGGCTCAAAAATATATTCATATAATCTTGTCCCAAAATCAGGTAAATAATACCTTGTTCCCTTCCTTGTTAATAAAAGGTGAATCAAACTACTTCTAATCTCTTCATCATTTGTTTGTGATAAATCTAAAAATTTACCATCAAAAGAATCTCTAAAAGGGAAGTTAATACCATACGTATTTCCATTTGCCATATTATATAAATATAATGTTATAACATTTCATATAAATAGATATAAAATAAAAAACTCCCGACAGTGCCGAGAGTTTTTAAAATTTAGTTTTTTCTATGAAGAACAACCAAAACAGTCAAATTGAGAATCACTTGGTTTTTCAGGTAAAACATCAACTTTTGGTTTTTCATTTTTATTAGTCCTATCTTTTTTTGTTATATCCACCGCTAAGTGTTTTGCACCTGTTGAGATAGCTTTAGTTCTTATGTAATAACTTAAAGTTTTCAAACCTTTATCCCATCCATGAAAGTGTGATGAGGTAATTTTAGATAATGTAGGATTATTCATATAGATATTCATTGATTGAGATTGGTCAATAAATGGTGCTCGTTCTGCCGCCATATCAATTAATTCTCTTTGTGAAATTTCCCAAATTGTTTTGTATTTGTTAATTAAATGTTCAATACGTTTAACTTTTTTATTATAGTTTTTATCCTCAATATCAAGATAACCATTGAAGTTAATATTTTGAATTGAACCTTCATTTAATATGATATCATTTTTCAAATCCTCACACCAAATACCAATTTTTTCAAAATCTTGTATCAAATATTTATTTACAATTAAAATTTCACCACCAACAACACTTCTGTTTAATAACGCTGAGTGCGCTGGTTGTGTGATTTCCAATGAC